AGGAACTTGTTCGTAAAGGGTGCTATTGTCTGGTAAACACTTTCCACCGCAGTCGTTAAAATTTTTTATATGCTTTCCATCATTAACTACAACAACTTCATCTACCTTACAGCCTTCTAAAGATTCAAGAAGCTGTTTAAGATAATGAGTTCTATCACAAGTTATAATTCCAACTCCAATTTTAGTGCTCATTTACTGTTTGTGAAATTCTGTAAAGATCTATACATTTATCTAATATATCCTTTTTTGGCACGTTAACGTCTAGAAGATTTACAAATTCGTGTAAAGCTGTATCAATATCAATCGAAACTTCATTGAGTTCAGTAGCTGATAACTGTACAGATTCAAAAATATTAAAGTCGGTTCTTACATGCTTAGGTTTATATTGACTAAACTTGGAAAGCATTAAACTAAGAACTTGTTCGTTAACATTTTTATCTACACAAAGGCTAATGAAGTTATTGGTAAATTCATTTCCGATATTTTCTAAAGTTATTTTACCATCAATAAGATCAGAAATTTTAATTTCTTTATGTTTAGGTGTTACGTTATTTTCGACTAGCTCAATACTTAGATCATTAGTATCAAGAATAGTAAACCCTTTAACTTGATCTCTATCTCCGAAGTCTAGTTCGTGTGGCGATCCAAGATACAAAATTGATTTACCTTTCGGATATTTTCTATGCTCACGAAGATGGAAATGACCTGTTATAACGAGATTAGTTTTATCGAGTAACGAACCACTCTCCAAGCCGTGATCACACACTTTATGAGTGTTCATCTTAAAGTTAAGAATCTCAAAATGGCCAACTAATACATCACATTTAGGAATCTCATCCGCGGGAGCTCCCCAAGGACAAAAACAAAAAACTTTACCGTTTATATTCTTAGTAGTTAGCTCTTTATACACTGTGACGTTTTTATATCCGTCAAGAATAGAGATAGAGTTAACATCTGATTTATCTTTGTAGTAACAGTCGTGATTGCCGGTAATGGCAATAATATTATATTTACTTAAAATGTCAAAAAACTCATAAGCGCAATGAATAGTGTTAACCCCAATTTCGTGTCGATTATGAAAGATATCTCCGGCAATAATAATATCTTTTATATCTCTTAACTTTAACTCTTGATCAAGCCATCTCGCAAAATCTAAAGCAATATTATGCCAAGCTTGAGAGTTCTGATGAACACCAAGATGAATGTCTGATATACAAGCTACTTTATTTGAACTAAAATGCATTACTGATTTTCAATACGAAAAGAATCATCATACTCAGTATCAAATTTTGTATTTTTTTGAACCGGGATTTGACCTGATTCGGTAAGAAGTGAATAGACTTCAGTTTGATAGCGATGGATAGTGTCATGCTCTTTCTTTTCTTTTTTAATTCTATTTTGAAAAGCTCTATAAGCAACTTTAGTAAAATATGAGAACGGGTTATAACCTGATTTACATTTAAATCTCTGACGTGTTAGAGCTGTAATCATTTTAATAATAGCGTCTCCGATCATTTCTTCTTTATAAGAGTAATTGATAAAGTTTTGTGCATACCCAAGACGAGTTGCAATCTTTTGAATCATATCAGCAAGATCTGAAGGTATATCTTTTCCGCCTTCATCATAGTATTTGATAATAAGATTTTCCATCTCTATAGGGTCAACGTAGTTAGGCTTAAGTTCTTCTTTAGTTCTACGTACCCTCTTCTTTTTAACTTTTATATCAGAGTCCCACAATGAAGCAAAATCTTCTTCGGAGTTAGGATCGTTTTTAAAGTCCTCGTCTTTAATTTTTCTTCTGCGAAACATAAGGTTATAATATATTAAAGTAAATAAAAATCAAGGCTCTGTTAGTTCTGTCACAGAGTAGGGTATCTCTTCTCTATCGTAAAGTGCTAATCTTTCAACCATATGTTTATTTCCGTAGCGAAGGTTATCCCAAATATCAAATATGGTTGCTAGCTTTTTACTAGAATGTTTTCTTAAAGATCGTCCAATTGATTGAATAATTTTAATACGAGCCTTGCCAATAGCAGCAAAAATGATATTGTGAAGGTTTTTAATATTAATACCGGTAGAGAAAATCTTTGATATAGCGATACAAGCAACATTGTCTTGTTCTTCCATAAGCTTACGAATCATTTCTCGTTCTTCAATTTCTACAGCTCCGTGAACAAAGTGAACCTCTTTGTTAGTGTTAGCTTGTAAGACTCTTAATAGTTCTTCTCCATGTGCAATTCTATCAACCATTATAAGAGTATTCTTATCTGCTTTATTAACTAATTTTGTAATAATAGAATTTCTAAAAGAATTTGTCTGTAACCAAGTTATTTCTTCTTCATATCCTGCTGTAGGATTAACCATAGAAGAAATTGTAAATTGAGGTGTATTTTTGTAAGTTAACTTTAAAGCAGCGACATGAACTTGGGAGATATATTTTTGTTCTCTAAGATCTATTGACTGCTTAAAGTAAATAACTCTTCCTATTTTTCCAAAAATGTTCCATTGGTCAATTTTATCGTCTGGTAAAGTTCCTGTAAGTCCGTAGCGAAAAGATGCAGGAATTTGCTCCACAACTTTGTTAATTTTGTTTCCATACTTTAATTTGTGTACTTCGTCAATAACAAGTAATTTTATATCTTTTAGTAAAGACAGATCTTGTTTCTCAGAAAGTAAAATTTGTGCGTTTGAAATTACTATTTTAGCATTTTTATTGGGCTCAATTGATCCTGTCCACTTAGTAATCTCATCTTCAGAAATCCCGTACTCAATAAAATCTGAATAAGTCTGTGCTACAAGTTGAATGTCAGGTACTAGGATTAATGTTTTACAATCATGCTGGGCTTGAATCGATTTAACAAGTAGTGCAATTACAAGCGTCTTGCCTGCTGAAGTAGGTAAAACAATTACCCCTGATTTATATTTTAATGCAGCTAAAATCGACTCTTCTTGATAGTCTCTGGGGGCTAAATTTAACTCGGTTAACTTTTCAAATAAATGAGGTACCGCAATAATGTTTCGAAATTGATCAGTAACTTCAATATTAAATTGTATGTCTTGTTTTTGTAAAAATTCTAAAATAGAAAATACAAGACGTGGCTCAAATCTGCCTTGAGGTGTTATAGCATATTGTCTTGTTTGTGGTCTGTAACCTACAGCATAACGGCGCTTGAAGACCTGTTGTTTATCTTCAACAGAAAAGTGTTCTCTAATATTAGGTAAATAGTCTGAAACTATTATTCCTTTTTTTCGAGAAGTATCATAATCAAAAGTTACTTGTACCATTATGTTGTTTCAAGTTTGACAATCTCTATAAGATTTTTAATGTCAAACGAAATAGATCTAAAATTGGCTTCAATTTTACCGAGATACTCGACAATGAGTTCATGTTCAGCAATTTGACCATCTATTTTTGATAATATAGGATGATTACTTGCTGCCTCATTTAACGATCTATCAGATATACCAACTGGAGATTCTGATTGAATTCTATCAGAAACCTTTTGAATGGCTTCTTTGCGTAGTTTTTTAAGCTTAAGAATTTCTTGTTTATGAAACATAAGCCGGCCTACCCAGTAGTGTCTTGTCGCTGGAAGATCCATTTGAATCTGTTTCATGTTAAATTCATCGACTGTTACATACTTCTTGATATCCTCATTATATTTTTCTATGAGTGATATTATTGAATTCTCAGAATTTTTTTCTGTTTTTTGTTCTTCCATATCTGTATCCAATTATAATAAACTATTTTTTTGATAAAACAACTTAAATAATGATATGCAAACCTTCAAACAGTATCTTGAAGAACAAAAAGAAAAGAAACGCAGACTGGATCCAAAATGCTGGAAGGGTTATCGCAGGGCTGGTACCAAACTTAAAGATGGTACTAGAGTAAATAAATGTATAAAGGTTAACAGATGATTAATTTAGAAATATTAATAAAACAGGTATTAGAAGAAGAAAATATGGCAGGTGGTGCTGGCTCAGCTTTTGGCGCTGGCGTTCAAGCAACAGCTACTCAATTTTCAGGAGACACTTATGCACCAGGAGATGCTCGGGTTCCTAAAAGTCTGTACGGTGGTATAGTTACTCGCAGAGGATTAATTAAAGGCAGAAAGAAGCGTAAAAAGAAAAAGCGCTAATTCTGCTTTATGGACACTGGTCATTGGTTAATAGGGGAAAGTGTATACCTGCATGAAAACATGTTTGGTTTTATATACGAGATAACCAATAAAGCTAACGGCAAAAAATATATCGGTAAAAAACAGTGTATACGTAAAATTAAACGTAAGCCCTTAAAAGGTAAAACCCGTAATAGAATCGACCATAAAGAATCAGATTGGAAAACATATACGTCATCCTCAAATGAACTAAACGAGGATATTAAAAAGTACGGTAAAGAGAACTTTGAATTTCGTATTCTTAAAGTATGTGGTTCAAAATGGGAGCTTGGATATGAAGAAATTAAAGAACAAATTGCTCGGGATGTTCTTCGTAGAGATGATTATTACAACGGAATTATTAACGTTCGCATAGGGACTCCTCCTAAGAGTCTCTTAAATAATACATAATGGAATTAATTAACGAAAAAAAAGTTTCTGTTTTTAAGCCAGGTTCGAGATGTATGTATTGCAACTCTACCTCATATGGTAAGGGATGCCGCTTTGCACCTAAAGGGGTTCATTTTCATCCCGAGGATCCCAAAAAATGTTCGTATTGTGGTTCCACTTCTTACGGGCGCGGTTGTCGGTTAAATCCTTTTGGTGATATCCATCTTCACGGTATTGATTACAATAAAATGTTTAATGAGTCTTTTAAAAACAAATTTCTTCTCTCAATGCTTAATAAAGAGTATAAAGATTTTGAAGCTTATAAACTTGGCATTATAAACGAAAAAGGAGATAAAATTAAAGAACCTATAACGGAACAAGAATTACAGGCTTACTCTCCAGAAACTAAAACAATTTTGAAAGTTAAGAAGTATCTAGGTTCAAAGTTAGATCTCATAAATCAGACTGCAGTCTTAGAAAACATTAACGCCCTTAACTACAATAAAAAAAATCATAAAAAGTTATTGCAGTTTGAAGAGAAATTTAATAATATTTTTGCAGAATTACACGAGTTAACAGACGAGGCTCTTAAAGAAGGCCTGTCTATTGAACAAGTACAAAAGCTACTGCAATAATGTATAAAGAATATCCTAACTCTAGGGTCTGTGCTATAGATTATTATCCTCTCTTTTTAGAAGCTCTAAAAGAGACATACACAATTACTCGTAAGTATAACCTATCCTTTAGTAAAAACTCTAAAGATGTACAGAAGTTCTTTTATCATTATTGCTTAGAAAAATTTTGCTCAGGGTATAAAAAATGCAATTCCAAGTACCCTAAAGTGCTTATTGTTTATCCTCTACCAAAAGATGTTTACTTTACGGATAAAAATTTACAAAAAATTCTTAATGTTCTGCCCATACCTTGGGTTAAATGTTCTTCGTTTGATTCACCAGACACAGAGATGGGCTGTGTGAGGGCAATAGAAAAGAATCGTATAGGTGGACAAAAGCTTAATAACTTTGCCAATAAACATTCTCTTCATAAGCTTCTCTTGTCTCAAAAAAATCTGAAACTTTTTTCAGGTGGATCAGTTGACTATTCAAAGTAACTGAATAAATGCATATATAGAGAGGTTGAGCCCTTCGCCAAATACTCTTAGATTTTTAATTGTTCTAGCTTAAATAATACATATGAGTAAATTTGATACTATTTTAAGTAAAATTTCGGAGGCACTACCTGTTACACCTCAACAACCGGCGATCGCCGGGCAG